CCCAGGGCCAGCGCCCCGGCCGCCGCGCCGCCGCCGGCGGCGCCGCCCAGCGCAAACGGCACCAGCGCGGGGGTCAGCGCCGCCGCCGCCGCGATCAGCGCGCCAATGCCGAACGGCCCCGCGGCGCCCAGGCCGCCGCCGCCGGCGGCCCCGCTCGCCCAGCCGCCCGTGCCCTGCCACCGCCCGCTGAGGAACTTCCCGATGGCCCCCCCGGCGGCGCCGGCCATGCCGGAGACGCGGGAGAAGATGCCCCGGTGCTGGTTCACGTCGATGGTGACGTCGACTTCCTTGCCGTTCAGCGCGTCCAGCTGCGCGTCCAGCTTCAGGATGTCCAGCTGCGCACGGTGCAGCCCCTCCACGGTGATCTTCGGGCTCGCGACCCGTGTTGACAGGCGGTCCAGCTTCACCGCCCATTCGGCCAGATTCTTCGCCGCCGCCTTGTCGTTCAGGTCCACCGTCGGGGTGGCGACCTTCTTCGACAGGTCGCTTAGCTGCCGGTCCAGCACATCCGCGGACAGGCCGACCTTCTTGAACACGCCGGAGGCGTCATCAACCGCGCGGACCAGGTATTCCAGGGTCGCCACGTCACAGCCCCCCGGACAGTTCGCGCATGCGCCGCGCCGGCACCTGTTCCTGTTCGCGGGCGGCCTTATGCCGCCCCCATGCGATCCACCCGGTCAGCTCGGCGCTGTCCATCTCCGTCAGGAGACGGCCGACACTGCAGCCGAGCCGTTCGGCGAGGTCGTACTTGAACCGCTCCCAGTCGCTGCGGGAAAATCCCGCTCCCTGGCCGCGACGTCTTCCTCGTCCAGCCCTGACAGCCGCGCCGCCACCTCGAACACGCGCACCAGCGCCGCCGCGGACTTCTCCCCCAGCGCGGCCACGTCGTCGTCGGCGAACAGGCGCCGGCCGTCGCCGTCGACGGCGCACTTGGCGACCAGTTTCGCCCGGGTGTTCCGCAAGTCCCGGCCGGCCTGCCCGCCGGCCTGGATCAGCATCGAGGACTCGAAGTCGTCCCGTTCCCGGCCGGTCATGCCGCGCACCAGCACCGACCCGCCCCATTCGGGGACTTCCACCTCTTCGGTCCTGGTGTCCTCGGCGGCGAGGATCGCTTCTTTGCTCAGGCGCATCATCGGTCTCCTGCGTCACGTGGGGGTGGACGCCTGCCGGGCGCACGGCTACCGTGCAGGCGTAAGGGGAAGGGGATCACCATGGGAGCGCTGGCCGCGGCAGGCACCGGGCCCGGGGGAACCGCCGGGGCCTTCGTGATCACGATCGCCGGGATTGCCCTCTACTGGCTGCCGTCGCTCATCGCCTGGCGGCGGCGCGTGCCCGGTCTCGGGCAGGTCGTGATCGTGAATGTTTTCGCGTTCTTCTTCCTGATCCCGTGGATCATCGCCCTGGTGATGGCGTTCCGGCCGCCGGTCAGCCGGACAGCTGCCGGGTCACATCCTCCAGCGCCCCGCGCAGGGAATCCCCCGCCGCCCGCCCCAGGGGCTCGGCAGCGCGGCTGAAATACGGGTGCGCCTCCTGCGTCACCCATGCGTCCCGGTTCCCGTACACCGGGTGACGCCACCGCGTGTACCCCCGCCGGGACGGCCCCGCGGCCACGCCGTCCATGTACAGGGGCAGTGTCCGGTAGTCCGGTTCCATCCGCCGGGTGTCCATCCACACGGAAACACCGGCCTCGCGGCCGGTGGTCCAGGACGTCTGCGTGGCGCACTGGGCGATCCGGGCCCGCAGGCCGGTGTGCTTGCCGTCTTCCTTCACCGGGATCGCCAGCGCCGACGCCCGTACCCGCATCGGGTACGGCCTGGCGGCGTCTTCCAGTGCCTTCTTGAAGATGCCGGTGACCTTCGCGGCGTCCATGTTCCGCAGTTCCCGGCCGATGGTGCGCAGGTTCGCGCCGCGGGAGCCGAGATCCATCTCGATCCGCGCCCTGGCCATTAGGGGATCGTCACGTTCTCCGCGGGGTTCTTCGTCACCGCGAACTGGAGCTGGATCACCGACGGGGTGGTGAGCACCGTCGGCTTGCCCTGCGCGAGCACCTTCACCGGGAACACGTCCATCTTCCGCCCGGTCACGTCGCCCTCGGGGAACTTGACGATGTACCCGACGGTGCCGCGGGGCAGCAGCGTCCGCACATCGGTGGAGGTGGCGTCGGCGTACATGTCGATCGTCGGCGTGTCCACCGTCGTCTTCCCGCTGATCTGCGGGGTGAACAGGGTGGCCAGGTCCGCGGCGTCCAGCGACGCGGTGATGATCGCCCAGGTGCCGGTGCCGCCGATTTCCGGGGTGAGGTCGGTGCCCGCGTTCAGCTCCGCCCGGGTGGGTGAGTTGTAGTTCGCGATGGCAGCGACGAAGTAGAAATGCGTGTTGCCTTCGGGGATGTACCTGCTGGAGGCACTGATCGGCGGCGCGGCCATCTGCTACTCCTCGTTTTTCGCTGTCTTGGCCGCTTTCGCGGGCGGCTGTTCCCGTTCGGCGATCCGGGCCCGGTGCTCGGCCAGCTCGGCGTGGGTCATCCACCCGGACTGCCGGTAGTGCGTGTCGTACGCCTCGAACGGCACGACGATCTCCGCGCCGGTTTCCGGGTGGGTGATGGCGACGCTGCCCATCACGACACCGACGCCGCGAACACGTACACCGACACGGTGGCCGTCGCCGAGTAGGTGATGGCCACCGTCCCGGTCCCGTACACCGACGCGGGGATCGGGATGGGCACGAACACCGGCGCGGCGAGGGTGGATGCGGCGACGGCGATCACCCGGGAGGTGACTGTCAGGTTGCCGTCCACGTTCGGGATCGGGAGGGTCACGTTGATCGACGACGCGGACCCGTTGAATACCATCAGGTAATTCGCCGGGCCGGTCGGCGCCAGGTCCCCGGTCACGGGGGTGACCGTGGTGAGCTGCACCGACTGGTGCACCGGGGTTTGCACGGCGTACGTTGCCATCGGACTCCCTTGCTACGTGAAGGACCTGAACTGGACGGCGAACCGGACCCGGGCGAACGCGCCGGCCTCGGTGGTGTTCTGGATCAGCTCCGCGCCGGTGACGCCCGGGTAGGCGGTGCTGCCGCCGCCGAACCCGGTGGCGTCGCCGCGGACGGCGGCCTCGGCGGCGGCGAGGATCGCGAACGCGGCGTGCCGCACGGCCGGCAGGTCGTCGGTGCCCGCCCATGCTTCCGCGACGCACGCGATCGAGGACGTCTCCCCGCGGGTCGCGGACCCAAGGTCTTCGCGGGCCTGCTGGAACGTGGCCGCGCTGTCGGGGGCGGTGGAGTCGGGGTCGGTGAGGCCCACCCACAGGATGTTTTTCGCCTGCAGGGCGTTCGGCACCGGCCCGTCGTACACGGTGAACGGGGTGGCGGCGGTATTCCCGGCGGCGGTGAACAGGGTCACCAGGTAGTCGATGAGCCCCGGCACCTTAGACGGCATCAGACGTACACTTCCTGCCGCATCGGCATCCCGTTAAGCATCCCGTTCAGCAGTTCGGCGGCGCGGGACGGGATCGCGAACCCGAACCCGGCCGGCTGCACCATGTCCATGCCGCCCATCGACGGGCGCACCGCCGGGCCGTGCTGGGTGTCCCACAGGTGCTGCACGATGATCCGCGCCGCGAGATTGAACGCGGCCGGGACGCTGGTGCCCCACCCGGCGACGTAGGTGACGGTCATCGCCGGGAGCCACTGGAAGTAGGGGCCGTAGAACGGGTACCCGAGTTTGCGGCGGATCGTGCCCGCGTTCGGGTCGAGGTCCAGGCCGGCGGAGATGTCGATCGCCTGCCCCGACGCGACCGACACGATCGACGTCACCGAGACGAGGGGCCGCTGCCGCACCTGCAGCACCGTGTACGTGCCGTCCAGCTCCGCGCGCTCGCTGATCGTCCGGTTGACCAGCGGGCCGCCGGTGAAACCCTCCAGGCTGGTTTCCACCGTGGCGATGAAGCTGAGAAGTTCCGCGTCGCTGCTGGTGTTCGACTGCGGAATGTTCAGCATGTCTTTGCAGTCCTGCAGCGGCAGCACGGCTGTCTCGAACGGGTCGAAGACGTCGAACTCGCCGAACGACACCCCGGCGGCGGTGCCGGCCGCGGTCCACGTGTACTGGTAGTGGCCGGTGCTCGCCAGGTCGCTGGCCGGGACGTCCTGGTGATAGTTCCCCGCCGAGTCGTTCACCGGGCTGGCGTAGGTGCCCGTCGTCAGCCAGGTGCCGTCCGCCTGCGACAGCTTCACCACCAGCGTCAGCGTGGTCGCGTTCACCAGCGCGCCGGTCACATCCCGGATCATGGTGCTCACCCGCACCGGCTGGTTCAGCGGATAACGCGCCACGTCACACCCTCCCTGGCTCCGGGCGGGTCACTGCGGGATGACCTGGAAATGGGGGGCGGTCGTCGCCCACGTGGCGATCAGTGAATGGCCAGCACCCACATAAACCAGCTGCCCCACGCTGAACGTCCCGTTGAACAGCGCCTGGCTGTCCATGGTCAGCGCGGTCATGCCGCCCACGGTGGTGATCACGAAGACGCAGTCATAGGGCAGCGCGGTGAACGTGTAGGGGCTCGTTCCCGCCGTCCAGTTCGCCGGCGCGACCGTCACATGGCGCCCCGCGCCGATGCTGTGCGGGTCAACCTCATTGCGGGTGATGACCGCCAGCCCGGTCTGCGCGCTGATGCTCGGCGTGCACGACTCACTGGACATCACCGACGCCACGTCCGCCGACGGGACGGGAGACGCCTGATCCCACACCGGCATATCCAGGACCAGGGTGCCGGTGACGCCGTTGGCGTCGGCGAGCACATAGTGGGCGACGGCCTCGAAATGGACACCGCGGATCACCTGCTGCGTCCACGGCTGCCCGAACCCATAAGGGTAGAACGACAGGCCGTAAGTGGCGGAGAAGCAGTGCAGGTTGATGAACTGGCAGCCCAGATTCTGCTGGATGTCGATGCCGCGGTCGAAGGCGTCGATGCCGTTGCCGGTCTTCCCGCCGGAGATGTTGACCGCGGTGACGTGCGACTGCGCGATCCGCACCCCCGTGTGGCCGCCATAGCCGCGCACGTTCCGCAGCAGCACGTCATCCTTGCCCGCGCCGGCGTCGAAGTCGGCGACGATGTACATGTTGGTGCCGATGCCCCCGGCGGCCGCGACCTCCAGCACGTTGACGTTGGCGACCTCGCCGCCGAGATGGCCGTTCAGGTCGAGGATGTCCGGCGCGGCCGTCGTCTGCGCCGACGCCGGGCCCGCGAGGCGGATGTCCATGTCCCGCAGGTAGAGCACCGTCGCCGGCTGAGCAAAGGAGTCCTGCGGGCACCTCACGACGCTCGCGGCCGTGTTCGACCCCACGATCGCTGTGCCGCCCAGGTCGGTGGTGGCGCTGGCGATGTTCTGGATCGGTATCCAGGAGGAAGCCCCGGTGCCCTGGAGGACGATCACCCCGGGAGGGATCGTGATCACAGCGGACGTCTGGAAGACCCCGGCGAGCAGCTGCACCCAGCCGCGCTGCCCCGATACGGAGTTGTTGCCGCCGTCGCGGATCGTGATGGCCGGGAGGGCGTTCAGCGCCTCCTGGATACCGCTGGTTGCCGTGCTGGCGGTGTCGGGGCCGTAGTCGGCGCCGTTGTTCGCCACGGCCGCGCCGCCCGCCAGCCCCACGGGGGAAACCGTGACAACGGGCACGCCGCCGCGCGCCTGCGCCAGCGTGATCTTCTTCGTCGTCCCCGTGGGAGCCATCGACGTGTCGTGCACATCGACGACCGGCAGCAGGTCATCGGTCCTCACCGACGTTATGGCAGTAAGTGCGGCGATTTTCGTCACGCCAGCGCCCCGCCGCTCTCATCGGTGACCTGTGCCAATGATTCGGTTTGCAGCGGGAACGTCTCCTGGTCGCCCCCCGCCGCGTCCGCCGCCGCGAGAACAGCCAGCGCAGCGTCCGAGGCTGACAGGGCAGCCATCTACTCGGCCACCTTCACATAAACGTCATAAGTCACGGCCGAGCCGGACAGCTGCCAGATCACCACCTGGTTCACCGTGGCGCCGGACCACAGCTGCCACTCCCCCGGCGCCCACGTCCAGATCAGCCCCGCCCCCGCCACCGCCTGCAGCTCGGCGCGGCGGTAGAAGTTCGCCGGCGCCGTCGCCGGGGTGGTGTGCACGGTCACCAGGAGGGTGTGCCCGGCGGGGTCGGTCTGGTTCAGCGCCTGCACCGTCTCGCTGGTGGTCGCCGTCACCCCGGCGGCGGCGGGGATGCCGATGCCGATCTCCGCCGCGGCGCCGGACTGGTTGAAGACGCCGATCTCCCGGATCTCGGGCATGTTGATCCCGGCGCCCAGCGTCCCCGGGACGATCACCGCGATCGGCGCCGCCGCCGTCGACGTGGTCTTCTGCAGGCTCGCCTCGTAAATGTTCTCCGCCACCGGCGTCCTCTCAGATCAGCATCGTCGTCTTCATGTGCCCGGCGCGGACGCCGGTGTGCACGTGCACGGGTATCCCGGCCGCGCCGAGGCGCAGGCAGAACGTCAGGTCCTCCCCCACCAGCGCCGCCCCCAGCGGGGACTCGCGGAACCACGGCGCCGCCGGGTCCCCGGCGTGCTTCTCCACCGCCTCCAGGGCGGTGCGGTGGGCCAGCAGCGCCGCCGCGCCGGTGGCGGTCACCCGGACCACCGCGCCGTCCCGCCACTTGGCGTACCGGACGAACGCCAGCTGCCCGCCGCCGTCGGCCAGCTCATACATCGTCGGGTACGGTTCCCCGGCCGGGTCGTCGGTGTTCTGCGAGTAGCACAGGGCGCCGATCACCGGCCGGGTCACCGGGTCCGCCGCTTTCAGCAGGCGGCCGATCAGCCCCGCATCGAACACCATGTCGGTGTCGCACATGAACAGCCACGGCGCGCCCGTCTCCAGGAACTTCCGGGCGACCATGTTCCGGCCGTGGGAGATGTTCGGCCCCGACCCGACGGCCAGCACCGAGTCCACCGGCACCGGGCCTTCCATGCACGCGGCCAGCAGCGACGCGCAGAACTCCGCCCGCACCGTCCCGCCGTGCACGTACCCGATCACGCAGTGGTCAGCCACGGCCGGGCCGCTCTCCCAGGTAGAGGTGGTACCGCCGGGTGATGGTGTCTTTCTGCGGCGGCCCCGGGTGGTGCCGGTGGCAGGCCATCCACGCGGTGCCCTCCACCGGGAACCGGCCCACCCGCCAGCACCCCGGCTGGTGGCAGTTGTGCCGCCGGGCGTTGACCCACGCGTTGTAGATCAGGCCGCCGCCGATGACCAGGACGCCGAACAGCCCCGAGAAAAAGTTGTACCAGGGGCCGCCGTCGAGGCCGAGGACCCGCCACACCGGTCAGGACGTGCCGTACTTCTGCAGGCCCTCCTGCACCGTGGACGTGGCCGACGGGTAGGTGCCCATCTGCCCCTGCGCCGGGGTTTCCAGGATCACGTCGGCCTGCACGTCGTTCGGCCACCGGACCGCCGACTCCCCCGACCAGCCGGTGAGAATGTCATACCCGGACAGGCCACCGCCGGAGTCGAACCCGGCTGGGGAGGTCAGCAGCTTCTCCGCCTCGGCCTGCCGCGGGCTCTGCGGGTACAGCACCCCCGCCCCGGTGGCGGCCACCGCGTCGTTGAACGACGACTGCACCTCAGCCTGGATGCCGCCGAGGTCGGCCTGGATGTCGTACGGCGCGGGGCCCCGGCCGCGCGGGGTCACCATCCCGTACCCGGCCGGGTCGCCGGGACTGGCCGCAGGGGTAACCGGGTCCGGGACGGACATCGGGTCCAGTGACTGGTAGGCCGGGTTGCCGCTCATTGCGCTTCTCCTTGGTAGCCGGGCGCGCCCTGCGTGCCGCCGTACTCCCGCGTCGGGTCGTAGAACGCCGCCGTCGGCAGCGTGTTCCCCACCCCGGCGCCCGGGTCGAGCGGCGACGGGGGAAAGATCATCAGGTCGCCGTACACGATCCCCTGCGGGGCGATGTCCCGCTCGTAGGCGTGCCACCGGGCGGTCGCGTTCGCCACCGCCCCGGCGACATCCCCGGCGACGTCGTCGCTGCTCGGTCCCACTTTGGGGCCGAGGTCAATCGGCACCACCGGCCCCGGGTAGTACGGGGCGTCCGCCAGGCCCGCGGCGATGTCATGCGCCGCCGCCGACTCCACGACCGTGGGCCCGGACACGCCGGCCATCACCGCCCCGGCCGCGTCGCCCAGCGGCCCCAGGTCCGCCGCGTAGTCCGGCGGTTCCGGGGACTGGTCCGCGCCCGCGTAGGGAACCGGGGCGCTGCCCGCATTGGACGCCTGCGGCTGCTGCGGGGAATCGGCGGGTGAACCGTGAACGTCAGCCATCATGCCCTCGCCTGCACGCACGCCTTGGTGCGGGTCGCGTCCGCCGTTGCCTGCACAATCCGGAACCGGATGTACGGGTGGAGCACCGCCACCGTCGCCGGGGTGGCGCCCACCGCCGCGTAGACGATGTCGGTCTCCTGGACGCTGCCGTCGAAGCTGCCCTCCACCGTCAGCGTCGTCGTCCCCGTCGTGTTCGTGAACACATACGAGATAAACAGGTTCGTGTACCCGGACGTGTCGAACCAGCCGCTGACCACCGGCGACCCGGCGACCGTCACCGGCGTGATGTACTCCCAGACCTTCCAGCCCGGCGGCGTCACCGGCATCTACTCCGCCGCCCTCGCCGCGCGGGACGCGCGGGCAGGCTTCGCCAGCTCCGGCTCCCCCGCATCCAGCAGCCGGAACAGTGGCAGGCGCCCGGGGTCGGCCTTCGCCGCCGCCAGGTCCCGTTTCACCAGCTCATGCGTCTCCGGCAGCGGCTCCCCCTTCGCCACCAGCCGTTCCGTGCCGTCCTCAAGCCCGGCGACGAACGTGTCCTGCGCCTGGTAATACCGCACTCAGCTCACTGTTCCTCTCGGGTAAACGGCCAGCCACGCTGCCATCAGCGGCCCCACCGTCGCCGCCGTCGGCGCGGTCGCCGTCCAGTCCGCCGCCCACGTCGCGATCGTCGTCGCATCCGTGACCGTGTCACGCGTCGCCCCCGCCGGGACGGTGAGCATCGCACCGCTGGCCAGTTGCACGCAGTACTGGTTCGTGGCGTAGTTCGCCGCCATGACCTGCCGCCTTCCTTATGCCACCGTGATATCGTGGTTGGCATGGTTACCGATGAGGAAGTTCAAAACGAAACCGAGACCGTGACCTATGCGGTCTTCACCGTCCGGCTGCCCTACGAGCACCACCAGGCGCTGCGCCGTATCGCCTTCGAGCATGGCGGCTCAATCAACGGAGCGATCCGCAATCTCGTTGCGGACTACACCCAGGAACATCTCGATGGCTGCCCTGTCTGCGGCTGAGCGCGAGGTCTGGCGCGTCTGGAACCTGCTCTCCGACGACGACCCCGCCCCCGTTAAGCACATCGCCCGCACCCTCGGCATGGAACCCGCCGCCGTCGCGTTCATCGTCTACCCAGCCGAGCGGTTCGGCCCATGGGCCGATGACCAGGACCTCGTCCGGGTAGTGCTCCACCACGAACGCGATAACTTCTTCGAGGCGCTGACCGGTGGGCTGCATCGTCACCCACAGCTCTAGGTTTTCCGGCCGGTTATCATGCCGGATCCCGTTGCGATGGTGGACGTTCTCCCACCGTTCTAGCGGGCAGCCGCTTTCTGTGCAATCCATTCTTCAGCCTTCCTGTGATCGGTGGCCGGAAACGCACAGGAATACGTCTCCGGCCACCGACGGCTTTCGAATTGTACCACATTTCACATTTTGGAGTTGCGTGGAAACTCGCAGGTCAGAGACCCTTCATAACCCTAAAGCCATTCACGACAGCGACTGTGGAACCAGTCCTCCAAAACATGAACCAGCCCGCTTGCCCGCTCGGGAGCTGGGAGCCGGAGCCTTTCACGAGGGGCTCATAAATCAACGAAACGCCCACGCGATCGACTATGAAGAACTGCCCGAAGTCCCCCATCACCGCGAGCAGGTTCGTGGACGCCAGCGTGGACGCCATCGTGGTCGACTCGTAGATCGGGGCGCCGAGCAGCGTCTCCGGCTGCCCCTTGCCCAGGTTCGTCCAGAACGACGCGCCGCCGGCGGTGTCGAGCTGCCGGAACTTGTTGATGATCGCGACGTTGGCGACCCACGCGCACCCGGGGGCGTTGCGGAACCGGGGCGGGAGGGCCTGCTGGGTGGCGTACACGTCGCCAATGGCGATCACCAGCGTGGTCGCCGTGGTCACGACGGTGGTCGCGCCGGTGATGACGCCCTGCGGCACGCCACCGGAGCCGGCGCCGGTCGCGAACGCCGCCTCCTCGAGCCGGTCCTTCGCGTCCGCGAGCAGCCTTGGGAGCTGCTGGCCGAAGTCGGTGTCCTCCAGCACTTCGTAGGAACCGAACACCCACGCGGCGGCCTTCTGCGGCGTGACCACCACGTTCGCGACCGTCGGGGACGCGTCGGCGGCGGTGGAACCTTCAGTGAGCCACGCGGCGGTGACACCGGCGGACGTGACGCCGTTCCACGTGTTCGACGTGGTCTGCTTGACGTTGCTGATCCGCCGCCACGGGTTCGCCGACCCGGTGTTGGTGAGGATGATCGTCGGGTCCAGGACGAACGGCAGCAGGTACCCGCCGTTGGCCAGGGTCAGGGACAGCGCGGCACGCTGTGCCATCCCCTCCGGGTCCTCCATGTAGGCGCGGAACGCCTCCTGGTACTCCGGCGACCCGGTGAGCAGGCAGTGCCGGGCGATCCCCGGGCTGTCCTGCACCTTGACCGTCGCCGCCTCGGCCAGGTCGTGCGCCAGGCCGCCGCGCTTGGCCTCCAGCTCGATCGCGTCGAGGCCGCGGGCGCGCAGGTCGGCGCGGGTGACGAGCCGGTCGCGTACCGCCTGCAGGTCGTCGTAGGGGTCGCGGCCGCTGCGGATCACCAGGTCCGGGGTGTCCCGGCCGATCGGCTTCTCCAGGTTGCCGTCGTCGCCGGCGGCGCGGGTGATGCCGCGGATGCGCTCCATCCGCTCGATGATCGGCTTGGACTCGGTGTCCAGCTGCTCCCACCGGGCGACCAGGGTGTCGCGCACGTCACCCTCGGTTTCCTCGGTGACGGTGTCGTCTTCCTCCATGCGCTGGAGTTCGGCCTTGATCCGGGCCATCTCGTCCAGCTTGTCCTTCAGCGTGGGCATGCCACGCCTCCCTTACGGTCTGGTTACCAGACCAGCCCGGCCTTCTCGCGCGCCTCCTTGGAGCGCAGGACGTAGAGGGCGTGCTGGTGATACCGGGCCGAGTGCTGGTCTTCTGCCAGCGGCTCACCGGCGGCGGCTTCCCCGTCGGGGGGAAGTGCCAGTGACTCGTCCGGCTCCCAGGCACCGGGAGTGGACATGCGGACGCCGTTGATCTCGGCGCCCTCGTACGCGGGGAACAGCACCGGGCCGAACTCGCGCAGGCCCAGCTCGGCGCGCCGCACGACGGTTAGCCGCCCCGAGGAGTCGGGGCGGTACCGGCCGCGGGCGGCCTCCGGGTCGGAGCGGACGATCCTGCCGGTGAACGACATGGACGTGACCGCGCCGGAGTTCACCAGTTCCAGGACTTCCTCGGCGAGCGGAGTGGCGTTAAACCGGCTCCGCGTCAGCAGCCCCCGCGACGTGGCCTCGATGGACACCGGCGTCGCGATGGGCATCCCGAACCGGGACTCAATCCCGCCTTCCATATTGCGGCCATGGTTGAACATCACCTTGACCGCGCTGAAACCCTGCCGGGACCGCTTCAGGTCATCGAGGCGCTTGTTGAACGCGTGCGGTTCGATGACCTCCAGGTAGTGGCCCTGCGGGTCCTTGATCTCGGTTTCGGTGCTGAACACCGCGGCGAACGCCTCCATGGTGCGCCCGTCGCCGCCGTCCGCCGACCGGACGATGTGCAGGTCCTCCAGCGGGTAGTCGCGCATCAGCTCCGACCGGGATGCGCTCCCGCTGTCGTCGCTGTCGCTGATGTCGATGCCGAACTTCTTGCACGCGGCCCGGATCCGGTCCTTCACCTCGGACAGGGTGACGCCGTTCATCGGGTACATGCCGGCGTTTTTCGCCTTGTTGATGTAGGCCCAGGCCGCGCGGGCGTGCTCCTCGGTGTCAATCGGGTACTTGCCGTTTTTGGGGTCGGCATAGGTGACGTTGCCGTACGGCTTGTTGCTGTCAGCCACTGCTGACCTCCCGGTCTCCTTCTTGACAAGTTCGGCGTGCTGCGCCGGCCACATCCCGGTCGCCGCCTTATGAGCAAGATCGCAATACCCGCGCGGGTCGCGGATGTACTTGCCGAGGTGATGGACGCACCGGTCGAAATCCCCGGGCTCCATCCAGCGGATCTTCGCCGCGCCCTCGCCGTGCACCCAGTACTCGTGCAGCCGTTCGGTGGCCGCGGCGTCCCCGGCGTCAGCCATGGCCGTTAGTGAGCGCCCGGCGCGCGGACGCCGGAACCGGCCCCGGCCTGGTGCCGTTGCCCCCGTCACCTGGCGACGTGGACCCCACCGGCAGGCGTCCCAGCGTCGGCGGCAGCGGGTCCGCGGTCGCTCCCGGCTGCTGCTGCCCGAGGAGGTGCTGCACCTGCGGGCCGCCGCCCGGGGTGCCCATCCCGCCGGCCTGCAGCTGCGACAGGTCCATCGCGTCCACGGCCGCCACCGCGGACTCGTGGGTGTAGCCGGCCTGCACCAGGGCCAGCAGCGCCTGCGCCTTCACCAGCGCCGTCTGCCCGCGTTCCATCTCCCCGTCCTGCAGGGCGGCGATGTCCCCGGTGTCGAACCACAGCCGGTTCCCCCCCGGCACGTCCAGCAGCGCCTCGAGCGCCCCGCACGCGCTGCGCCACTGCGGCCGGGCCCACAGGTTGGCGAACTTCTGCATCGACTCCTGGTAGCCGCGCCCCGCGCCGCGCAGCGGCTCGAGGCCCACCAGCACACCTGGCACCTGCGCATCGGCAAGGATGCGCTCCGTCCCCGCCTGCATCACGCCCGTGAAGTCCATCTGCGAGAACGAGTTCCCGACGACGGTGAAATCGGCGCCCTGGTCCAGGACCAGGGTCTTGAAGGCGTTCGCCGCGCCGCCGTAACGGGCCTTCATCCGCTCCCGGATGCTGTCAACCGTCCCCGGCTGCAGCTTCTGCGCGTACTTGATGATCACGTTCGGCGTAGCCGCGTTGTCCAGGTATTTCACCTTGTACTGGGTCATGCCGTCGTCGCCCTGCACGTCCCGGTACGCCGGCGTCAGCCACGACATGCCCCTGAAGTCAGCGTTAGGGTCCGGGATCGGCGCCCAGTGCACCACCTCATCCGCCGGGATGAAGAACCCGCGGCCCTGCCCCATCACCGACCGGGGCGGCTCCCACCAGTAGCCGACCTTGCGCCGGTACTGGCCGCCGCCGCCCACCGCCGTCAGCTCGGAGACGATCGTCGTCCAGTCCGGCCGCAGCCTGACAAGGCGGTCCTCACCCGGCGCGTCCCACGTGTAGGAATTCCCCGCCAGGCTGACGTCCTGCTCCATCCGCGCCAGCAGCTGCTGGGACGTGCTGCCCGTGCCGAACGGGACCTCCAGCTTCTCCAGCGTCGTGTTGCCGAACAGGTGCCGGTCATCTTTCGCCTGGTACTGGAACGTCGCCTCCGCGAACAGCGACATCCGCACATAAAGCGCCGCGAACACGATCGAGCTCGACCCGTGCGCGTTCTGCGCCCACACCGACCACTGCGGCAGGATCGCCTCACGGTCCGGGCTCCCGTAGGTGGTTGTCAGGACCGCCGCGCCGGAAGACAGGCCCTCCCAGTAATCCCGGCGGATCCACCGGTCCCACAACCTCACCGAGACACCACCTGCCGCCATGCTTCTGCCCAGTCGGAGCGTGCGCTGGCCTGCTTCGAGCCGGCCCTCTGCCAATGGCGCACGGGGAGAAGATCCACGCCGTGCTGACGTGCGGCGGCATAACGGTGATGGCCGTCTGTCAGCAAGTTGCCGTTAAGCACTTCAAGGGGGGTCGGATGCCATCCGTGCTTGGCGATAACCCTGTTGAGTTGCTCTTGGCCTACAAATGGCTTCCGCCGGTAACGCTGTTCCACCGTCTCACCGGCTTCTCCCAGGTCAGAGAGCAGTTTCCCGACGTCTTCAGTCTTCATGAACTTGACGTCTGACGGATAAGAGTCCGCAGGCCGTGGAATGCCATTGACCATCCATGAACGTAACCATGCGGGCCAGCGCGGTAGGCCATAGTCACGGCACCGGGTCCTCTCCGGCATGCCCATAAGATGGAAACCTGCTGCGGTGCCCGAACCGCACCGTAGACCTGGCGGTCAGCCCGGCCGTTACGGCGGCAGAGAACGGCACAGCCCGGACGGGGTGAACGCGGCCAGGGTCCACGCGCTGGCTCACGGCCCAGACGCCACTTCCACGGTCACGCCGCCATCAACGATCACCAGAGGAAAGTCGTCAGGCAACTGAAGAAACACGCGCACCCGCACGCGGAGGGTTTCGGCCTGCGCTGGGGTTACGTGCCCCTCGCAACGGACGATGAGCCGGTCGCCGGGCTGAATGCTCCAGCGGCGGATCTCGGAAACCTCCGGAAGCGTGCTCACGACGCCCGGGCCCTCTCCAGCACCTCAGCCAGCGTCGCGCCCTGCCCCGGCCGCGGCAGCGACGCGTGGCCGGTGCCATCGTCGCGCAGCACGCCCCAGGCAACTGCCAGGGCGCCCTCGGCGATCAGGACCAAGCCCAGGCACCACCGGGCCACCAGCCACCCGCCCAGCAGGGCGATGAGGGCACCCAGGACACAGGCGACCGCTGACGTGCGCATGCCGCCTCCTAGATCACCCAGACGCCCACGTCACCTGACGGGCCGCGCTCACCGAACCCCCACAACGCCAGCGTCACCGCCACCAGCGGGCTGATGTCCGCCGCCGAGCCTTTCCGCGCCCACGTCCGGCCCTCCGACACGTCCCGCGTCCCCGCCGCGCCCAAAGCCGCCGACAGCGGCTGATCGCCCCGGTGCCGCAGCGACGCGGAGTCCACGGCGGCGTCGTAGAACTGGCCGAACGCTTGCGCCACCTCACGCGGCGCCGGCGACAGCACGCCCACCCCGTTTTGCTCGAGCTCGGTCACGAACGAGCCCTCATGGCCGGCCTCATCGACCACCACCGCGCAGGGGGAATGCTTCTGGTACAACTCCAGCAGGCGCGGCACCACCCACGCCGTGCCCTCCCGGTAATCGGCGACCTCCACGTGCAGGCAACCGTCCTGGCGGCGCCCGCACACGCCGACCGCCGCATGCCCCCGGTGGTCCGACACCGCCGCCGCGAACGCCACCGGCGCCAAAGGCTCTGACCGCGCGTCCAGCAGGGACAGCCACGCCGCTTTCGGCACCACCGCCCACGCGTCCGCCGCGCCCAGCGGGTACCGGCCGATCGTCAGCCGCTCCGCCGCGAACGCCGCCTCCGACAGCGCCGACCGCTCCTGGGCGATGTACTCCGGGGTGATCCTGATCCCCAGCGCCGGGTTCGCCTTCGCCCACGTCACCAGATCCGCAGGGTCGTCGCCGTCCTCCGCCGACCACTCGAAAAACGCCAGCGACGGGTCACCGCCCCGCAGGCCACGGTCCCGCACCCTCCCCAGCTGCGTGCTCGCCTCCGTGCCCGCCGACGCCGCATACCACACCTGCGGGTCACGCCGCGCCGACAGGGTCGGCAGGAGGGCCGCCATCGGCTCATCCGTCAGCTTCTGCGCCTCGTCCATCACGATCAGGTCCCCGGAGAAGCCGCGGCCGGATCCGGACGACCTGGCCACGAACCGCAGCCGGGTGCCGTCCTTCAGCTCGATCGCCTCCGCGCCGGTCTGCGTCCGCACCCGGGACACCTCGCGGTCGAAATCCGGCGACGACTGGATCAGCGCCAGCATCCGGCGGAAGTGCTCGCTGCACGTCTTGAACTCATGCGCCGAATGCAGGATCAGCCGCACATGGTCGAACAGGAACAGGCCGGCCAGCTCCAGGGCCTCCAGGACGGCCCCTTTTCCGTTCTGGCGTGCACAGATCAGGCACGTCTCGAACGCCGCCCATTTGCCGTCCCGGCGGCCCAGCGACTCCCGCAGCACGTACGCCTGCCACGGGTCCAGCACCAGCCCCGCCGCCGACGCCAGCTGCACCACCAGGTCACCCTCAGACGAGGTGTACGGCGGCACCGACCACAACCGGGGCTTCTGGTCACCCCTCAGCGGCCCGCGCGCCCCGCTTGGCCCGGAGTTCGTCAACCTGGCTCCTCGCCGGCCTCAGCTCAGCCGCCCGGGCCCGCAACGCGGCCATGATGTCGTGAACCTGCTTCGCCGCCTGCGCCGCCGCCACCGCGCCCCGCGCCCGGTCGATCTGCGCGCCCAGGGACACAACCAGGGCCGCGTCGGCAGTATCACGCACCGAAACTTGCATCCCGCGCAGCTCGGCCCTGACCGCCCGTTCAACCGGCCCATACTCGCGGATGGTCACCCTCCGTGGTCAATGGTTGAAGGTGCAAACAAAAGTTTGGCTGCGGGGTCACGGCAGGGCCCTCCTGGCGGATTCGCGACCCGTTGACCTGCGGAAACTAGAAATGTCCGGTTTGACCGTGGTGGAGGGCCGGAAGGCCGGATTACCAGCCATCACGCAGCGTCACCATCTACCATGCGGCCATCGTCATGCCGCACCGTCACCAGCGCCGCGCGCTGGCCCATCCTCTCGCCATGCTGCGCATGCGATTGCCACGCTGCGCGCCTTCGCTGCGGTTGTGGTAGCGGCACGCCAGGCCAGGCAGGTACCCGCCGTTGACATGGTCATGCGCCAGGTCAAGCATTGCCACGGGCACCCAGAGCGGTTCGCCGCCGATGGCGCACGGGTCACCAGGACGGTGCTGTGCCTTGCGCTGCTTCTGCAGCCGGACGTGTGGTGAGCCGTAGCCGCGCTGGGCGGTAGTGCCGCGGTGCCGCTTGCGGTACATCACGCGCCTGCCTCTAGCTGCGTAACGACATCCCTAAGAAGCTGCGTGATCTTCTCATGGAAGTCCTGCTCGTAGGCCCAGTCGCGGGCGCAGAACCAGTGGTCAAAGCCAAACGTGTCGGTGACCTTGACGGTGACATCCTCGCTGAGACAGTCGTAGCAGCGGGGTTTCACCGGGTCACCACCAGCATCTGGGCATGCGGACCTAGGCACATAGTAAGCGCTCTAACCGGAGGAAGGGAACAATCGCCGCGTGAAGTTTCATCAGGTCGGCTGCTTCGTACACGGGCCACGGGTGGCCGGGGCGGCCGGTGGGGCGCCAGCCGGCGGGTTTCCACCGCAGCGCGGTGACGATGTCGCGGAGTTGCGCTTCGGTGATGGGCGGGTTGAGGAGGGTGCACGCTTCGGCGAGGGTGAGGGGGACCGCCGGGCGCATGATGCCCATGGTGCCGCAGTGGCGCGTGTGGCTGGCGCATTACGGGTCCATGGCGGCGTACTGGCACAGGCCGTCCGCCCACGACACCATCGGGTCACCGCCCACCGACCGGTCCACCAGCCCCTGCGGGTGATTCCCGTCCCCGTCGAAACACGCGCCGAAATGCATGCACGTCACCCGCCCCGACCTGGGGGACATGCGCAGCATCGGGTACCCGCAGTACGGGCACGCCACCCCGGACACTTTCAGCCACCGTTCCGCCTCGTCGATGGCGGCGAGCTGCTGGACGGCCAGCGACCACCGGTCCAGGATCCGCGCGGCCTCCGCGGCGGCGGCGGCGGTCATGCCCGCGCCCAGGTGCTCGATCGCCTTGATCGCTTCGGCGGTGTTCGCGTCGGAACCGCCGCGCCTGGTGCCCGGGTTGCCGGTGACGGCGCGGCGCATGGCGGTTTCGAGGCGGCGCAGGCCCTCATGGGCGTCCAGGTGGGCGTTGGCGGCGGCGGCGTTCCACGGCGGCCGTGACCCGGGCTGCCCGTCGCCGCTGATGCCGTCGACGTCGGGTTCGGGGGTGAGTTCGGCGGCCTGGGGCAGCCAGGCGGCGATGGCGGTGCACGCTTCGGGAAGGGCGGTCATGAGGTGTCCCGTTCGATCGCGGCGGGCGGGCACGGGATCAGCGCGGCCAGCTCAGCGGTGAAGGATGGCACTGGCGTCATGGCTGGCCCCGGCGCTTACGACAGCGAGCGCTACCACAGTCGATCAGGTCGGGATTATCCATGCGCGGGATGATCAGCGGTAGCGGGCGCCCATCGGCGGCGTACTGCCGCTGTGGCCATCGCCGCTCCTCGGCCAGCGGGTCAATCCCCGTTTCTACTTCCAGCCGCGCGATCTTCGCCTCGGACGGCCGATCATGAATGTCGCATTTCGAGAGGAGCCGCAGCCACCGCCTCCATAGCGCGGCCAGCTCGGCGGTGAACGGCACGGCAGCCGTCACGGCATCTCGGCAAGGTCGTGCCAGTCAAGGTCGTCGTCATCGTGGCAAGAGCATCCGCACATGGCCCAGTCGCAGCCATCACCGGCGTTCTCAGCCCAGCAGTGTTCGCACTTACCGGCGATCACATAGTCGGTCATGGTCAGCCTCCTGAGCCGGACAGTGCGGGGCCGGCGCCGACATGCAGCGTGGCGAGAGCGGTGGTCCAGTTGCTAGCGATGGCTACCTGGGCGTCGTGCAGCCGCTGCTCCGCCTGCGCCCCGGCAGCCTGGCACACCCACGCGTGCAGCTGGTTCTCAACGGCGTCCTTCGCGTTAGGTATCGGCCCCGGCTCTACCCAGAGATTGCTAGCGTCGTTGGCGCCGCCCAGCTCCAGCGACACCAGGTGGTCAAGCTCCCCGGACACGTTCACCTGCCCGTACGCGGGCTCGGCGACGTTCCACTTGAACGCGGACGTTTGCGCTTCGGGGGCCCGGTAGGCGCGGGTGGTATACCCGGGGGCGCAGAGGACGGCGGCGGTGACGGCCGGGTCGTAGGCCCCTGGCGTACAACGTGGATCCGGTAGCTGCCCCGAGTCGGATGTGTGGCAGGGGCCGGTGAGGGTGCCGGTGACCTGCCCAGGGTCGCGCACCTGGTTGAGCGCCGGCGGGGCAGCGCTGGCCGTGGATGGTGCCACGGTGGGGGTGACGGGCGCGGAGGGCCCGGACCCGGACGGTGTGCCGCAGGCTACGGCGAGCAAGGCCGCGGCGGCGGGAAGCGCGTAACGAATCGCTGAAATCCGGTATGCGCGCCCGCGCGTAACGTAGCTGGAGTTTTTTATCCTGCGTGACGATGCTTCTGTTGTCAGTCCGTCCGTCCGTCCGTCCGTGCTCTTGTCACAAGCACCGTTACGTGGCATTGCAACGTTATGATGCGGTCGCATCGTCACGCGCATCGTGACCGTCTCCGTTCTCCGCCGCCTTGCGGGCGCGGTACTGCCGCTGCCGTTCGGCGGCGGTCATGGGCTCGTGGCCTTCCCAGCGGGCCATCGCGCCGGCCTGGGCGCGGGCCCGGCGGGCTTTGGTTTCGGGGGTGGATTCCTGGAACTCGTCCCACCCGTGGATCAGCCAGCCGCCGGGCTGCTCGCGCCAGAACCCGTGCTGGACGAGGCGGGCGGCGTCAGTTGTCCGGCCGTGGATGAAGGGGAGGCATTCGCGGGGGAGGAACCCGTCGGTGCCGTGCGCGCCGGAGTAGCCGAGGGAGCACAGGTAGACGAGGCCGGCGCGGTGGCCGTCTTTCTCCAGGAGCATGGCGAGGAGTTTCGGGTTGGATGCGAACGACGTGTCGAGCCGCACCCAGGGCAGTGGCATACACGTGTTCCTGTCTTTTCGTTACCGGATAGCTTCTAGTTCGCGCTGGATGCGGCCTGAGCGCAGGTCGTCTGGGCGCCAGATGGCCCAGCTAATCCCGGCCTGACGGAGCATCCAGCCCCAGTGTTCTTGCTCGTTCGTGACCTTCCCGTACTCGTTTTTCAGCTCCCGGGTGATAAACATCTGGGCCCCGCAGAGCGCTAGGTCGGGCCATCCGGGGACAGATCGGCGGCTGTCGAAGGTGTGGTAGCAGGCGATGCCATAGACCCGGCACATCTCCACCACCACCGCCTGTAGCTCTCTCTCGGTCACCCGGACGCGGCGGTGCCTTCGCCTAGGCCCAAGCGGAGCCGCTCAGCCTTTTCCCAGGTCGTCTTCTTGTTGCCGCCCGCCGCCCTGATCAGTTCGCGGAGGCGCACGTCACGTTCGTCGTCGCGATCGGAGAACCGCTTGGTCAGTGACCGCATCTCCCGGGCATGTCGTTCGAGGTCTTCGAGTGTTGTCTCGGGACCGAAGGTGTCACGCGGCCAGAAGTCGGAGCAGATGTCATCGAACGCACTCTGATAGTCAGGGGCGATGATGCGCGCGACTTCGCGGGAGGCGGCTTTGCGGAGCTTGGTGACAGCGGAGTCCAGTTTGCCGCTCAGGTGCGCGGTGACAAGGCCACGGATGAAATCCTCATCCTTCTCGAAGACGTGATCCGTGGCCGTGGTAACGGCGTGCTCACGGTCAAGCTCGCCGCTCTTGACCCGCCGGGCGAGATCATCGATCTCCTGGGCGAGCCACTTAGGCAGGTTCATGCTTGCTTCCTCCGTTCGTTCATCGACACGATGTTGGTCGGCTCGCTGTGCAATTCGGGTGTGCATTTCTCGCCCCCAGGGGGTGAATTTTGCACACCGGTTTTGCACAGCGGGATGACGTTCGCGCGTTCGCGTTCCCAGCGCACAAGATCGTTTCGCACTGTGCTGAACGAGCACGCCAGCGCTTCGGCAATTTGGCGCAGGGACAGGCCCTGGGCGCGGAGGCGCACGGCCGCGGCCATTCGCTTGTCTGGGTTGCGCGCATGTTTACGCTTGTATTTCCTCATCCCTCAGCCCCCGTGGTGAGCGCAGCGATGAGCCGCTTCACCTGAATGGGAAACAGCCCGACCGTCGGCAAGCCAGGGATGGCTAGGCGAGCGCTTCCGTCAGGCCGCATAGTGACGGTGAGCTTGCTGGCCTTGGCGTAAGACGCGTAGACCAGGCCGCAATCAACGTCGCTGATGGCCATGGTTCCTCCTTTGTCGCCCTGGCGGCCGGTCACGATCCGGCCCTTGGCACCGTGCGCCAGGTTCAGCGGGAGAGCCCCGGCCAGCCCATTGATCGGGGCCCTCCCGCACGCGGGCTTCTGCGTGGCCCGCGGTTCGCCGTCCCCGCGCTGCCCGCAGGCCGGGGGAGGCTGGCCTGTCAGCGGGGGTCCGGGGTTCCCGCGCCGGAGCGGATGCGGCCGCAGGCGTAGCTGGGGGTCACGTGGTCACCTCCCTGCCGGTGTCGTGCCCGGCGAGCCACACGGCGCGCACGAACAGCTGGGCGAACGCCTCGCACTGCTCCCGGTTGAACGGCAGGCCGCCGATGGTGACGAGGCCGCCGTTGACGCCGACGGCGAGGGGGCGCCCGGACACGCCGGTGACACTCCCCACCTTGGTCACGCGCGCCTGCGGTTCCGGCACCACGCCGAACGCGCTCACAGCGCCACCTCGTAGCGGCAGCCCTCGATGCAGCACGCTGCCCGGCCGGAATCGTGGACGAGGGTGTTGCCGTGCTCGGGGCACTCATCCACCGGCGTGCTCTTTCCCGGTTTCGCCGGTGATGTAGCGGAGGTGGCCGATGTCGTCGCAGGATTCAAGATCGGCTACCACCCGGGCCAGCTGCTCGATGGACAGCGCGGCGAGGTCGTCCTCACCGGTGAGGAGCCGGAGGTAGGTGTCGCATTCGTCCCCGTCGTCGATGCCGAGGCGGTGCAGGTGCGCGCCTATCTCGTCTTTCAGCGCCCGCGGGTCCGGTTCCGGCGGCTCGACGGGCTCGGCGCGCCGCTGCGGCCGGGCAGGCGGCTCGGCCTGCTGGACGCTGAAGTGCGGCGCGCGGGCGCCGTTGCGGGCTAGCTCGTCGCTGGTGAAGATGCCTTCGAGGTCCTGGGGGAAGGCTTTGCGGAGGGCCTGGGCTTCGGCGCATTTGGCGATCATGTGCTCGGGCATGGTGGCCCAGTTCGCCATGAGCTTCCCTTCCTTGCTGAAGGAGGCGAAGGAGGCGAACCGGGCGACGCCGGGAAACGGCTTGCCGTCCCGGTATACGACCACCCGCGCGGCGGCGGGCGCCTCGGGGTGCACCCACACGTCGTAGGGCTGGCCGTCGCCGTCGTACCAGGTGGTGTCGCCGTAGGACAAGACGACGCCGGCGTCCCGGGCGGCGCGGGCGGCGATGACCCGGTACCCGTCGATCTCGGTCTGGATCGTCCATTTGTCCCGGTATTCGCCGCCTGCCTTCTCGCGGCGCTTGATCATGGTGATCTGCCGGGCGAACGGGTCGAGGCGGGTGACCTGGCAGCGGTGCATGAACACGGCCAGCTCGGCGTTCGGCGCATTGATGCCGAGGATGGACAGGGCGGCGAGCTGTTTCTTGTCCCAGAAGTCCTGCCCGTCGCGGATGGCGAGCGCGGCGTGGTTCGCCTCGTGGGTTGCGGTCATGGTTGCTCTCTCTCTCTGGGTGTGCGTGTGCCTGCATTTCCACGCCGGGCAGGCGTAGGTGACCCCTTCGGGCCCGGCGCGCAGTTCATACAGCAGGTGGTGGTGATCGGGGCAGGCCGGCCAGTCGTAGTGCTGGCCGTGGGCGCGCCGGCACGACGGGCACGCATCGGCGGCCAGGAGCGCGGTCATGGCAGCCCTAGTTCGCGCTCGATGCGGGCGAGGAACGCGTCGTCGCTTTCGGTGCGGAGGACGCGCCGGGTGCGCAGGACGTGGTTGAGGATGACCATGCCCTTGTCGTGCTGGTGGATGGTCAGGTAGCAGGGGCCGAGGTCCTCGCTGCCGGGCGCGCGGTAGGACCGTGAGCCCGGTGCCGGGGCGCGCGCGACGGGGATGCGCGGCGCTGTCCGGCCGACGGCCCCACCGGGGGGATGGGGCTGCCCCGGCACCGGGGGCCTGTAGATGCGTGCCGCCCTGCGGAACGCCCGCACTATGAGGCGGAACGCGACGAAGAGGCTGAGGACGGCGGTGCAGCCGAGAAACGCGGCACCGGCCCCGGCGACGATGTCGTTCATGCCGCACGCTCCCGCAGGTGACCGAGCAGGGCCGCGCCGATGTGCTCGGTGTACGCGGGCGGGATCGCCTCGCGGGCTTCGTAGCGTTTCATCCAGCCGACGCCTACGGCTTCCCGCCATGCTTGCTCGTTGCTGCGGCCGCCCGGACGGTTCGCCCGTTCCGGGTTCATGGGCTGCATAGTGTGGTCACAGCCGCGCGGCGGTGCGATCGGAAGCGACATCTCAAACAGGCGATGGCGCCAGATGGGCAGGCCGAACATGGTGCCGCACAGTTCGAGGCCATGGCGTCCGTCGAGTGTGTCCTGTGATGGCAGCGGAGCGCCTTGGACGTTCTCGATTACCCATGGAAGACCGCTACTCCGTAGCAGGTGGCAGATGGGGTCGATCAGCCGCGGATAATGCCCGGATAGGTGCCGCATGGCCTTGCTGTAGTCCTGGCACGGCGGTGAAGCATGGATGGCGTCGAAGATGCGGGCCCACGACATCCGCAGCGTTACTAGTGCATCGCCCTGAACGAACTCGAACGGGTACCGGGGCTGCGGCCGGTTGTCCACGCCTACCACGTCGAACCCGGCGCGGTGGTAGCCCATGGCCGCGCCGCCCGCGCCGCAGAACAGGTCCAGCAACCGGGGGCGGCTCATGACGCCTCCCGCAGGGCTTTGCGGTACCGGGTCACCGTGCGCTGGGAGACGCCGAGGCGCAGCGCCGCGCACCGGGCGCTCATCCGGTCGCCGCCGATGAACAGGTAGTCCTCGATGCCGCCGACGCGCTGCAGTTGCCGGATGCGCCCCTTGGCGTAAGGCGAGGTGCAGATGGCGGCCTCAAGCTGCTCGCGGGTCATGACGTCACCTCCGCCATGAGGTCGGTGTACGCGCCGACCGGGTCGGCGTAGCCGGGGAGGGCGGCCTCGTAGTCGTCGAGGGACAGGTGCTTGATGGCGGAGGCCGCGGCAGCGAGGTCCCCCGGGCCAGCCGTGACGGCGGCTGCGGCCGGGCCGTCACCCCGCGGGGGGGGTTGCGGGGGCGCTGGCCCGGGGGTTCCCGTAGCGGGCGCCGGGTTATCCCCGGAGGGTCCCGCTACAGGCTGGTCCCCGCCCTGGCCGTGCGGGAGCGCAACCTCCGGCGGCCAGGGCGGGGGGCTGGTGTGCCGTTCCGGCCACAGGTCCCGGTTGGCCGGGGCCAGGACCGGCGCGGCGAGGAACGCCGGCGCGTGGTCGTGGTGGAGCTCTTCGCGGAGGCGCCGCAGGTGGTCGATCGCCGCCTGGTCTTCGGCGGGCAGGGGCCGCTCGCGGGACCCGTCGAATAGGCGCAGGCCCAGCCCGAAGAGGGCCAATACCGCGATGGCGGCCGCGACGATGAGGATGATCGTCATAACCGGCCACCGCCTCGCGGCACGCTGGCGGCGTCGCACCACTCTTCCCAGTCCTTCACGCCAGCCGAGGACTGGAGTCCAGTGGCTGCGGCGAGCGCGAGCGTGGCGTGCACCTGGGCGCGGGCGAGAAGAGCCTGCACCCCCTCGGGGCTTTTGCCGTTCATCGCAGCCATGTCCTTCTCGGCTTCGCGGTAGTGCTCGGGCCCGGTCACGCCGCGCTCCCAGTGTCCGCGTGCTCCCAGGCGGTGATGACCCAGTCGAGAAGCGACGGGCTGTTCGCGTCGAGGGTGATCCCGCAGCCCATGCCGTCCGCGTGGTGCACACGGGTGGCCCAGGAGCGGCGCTCGTCGGACAGGAACGCGTGCCACCCGGGGTGGCGGTCTTCCACGGCGGCGAGTTCGGCGAGGAGTTGCTCGTCGGCGCGCGTGTCGGTGAGGACGCCGCGCGGCGCGCGCCCTGGCTGGTGCTGGTGGTCTGCCGGTCCCATCTGTTACGCTCCCCTTACTTGATCGGTTGTGGTTGGAGCCGGGCCCCGGGGAAGACGGGGCCCGGTTCCGCTTTTACGCGGCCCGCGTGTCCCGCGTGTACGGGGCGAGGATCGCCGCGGTGAGGTCGGCCTGGTCTTGATCCATGGGCCCGTCATGGTCGGCGAGCGCGGCGGCGCGGACCTCCTCCACGGTCCTGCAAGTGGTCATGACGCGGCCCGCCTGCTGTCCGGCTTCACCCGGTTGCGGCGGATGTACGCCTTGATGTCGCTCTCGGTGAACCGCAGCTCGCCGAACGGGCTGGCGGTGATCCTCATCGCCCGCAGGTCACCTCTGGCGACCAGCCGCGATATGGTCCGCGTGGTGATGCCGAGCAGGTCGCAGACCTCCGTCGAGGTGAGCAATTTTTCGGGCACTTTTCAGTCGCTCCCGTGATGACGTGTGGTGTCCTGTGACAAGACACTCTAGGACTGTGGCGGTCGCATCCGCAAGCCAAAGCAGGACATAAGAAGATACCGGTTAAGTCCTGTAACGTCCTATGGTGGCCATCTGTGGCCTTGCGTGTCCGGTTTTGGCCGGTCATCATGAAGGCCATGGCCGTTGCTGACCTGGGTTTGCGCATCCGCCGGGCGCGGGAGGCCAAGCGCCTGCGCGGGCAGCCGTGGACACAGGAGCACCTGGCGGCCCTGCTCGGGGTGAGCGTCCGCAGCGTCGGCCGGTGGGAACGCGAGGGCACCGTCCCCCGCAACGCCATCGGCGCGCTCGAGCAGGTCCTCGGGGTGGACCTGTCCAGCGCGGAGGAGCCGGACCCGGTGGAGCAGGAGCTGCGCGACATCGTGGAGCGGATGCCCGGCAGATCACCGCAGGAACGGCAGCAGTATCTCGACCTGTACCGCGAACAGCGCGCCCGCGGGCGCGCTGGGTAAGCCCCGCGTCACATCCACCCGTATGAGGGGGGACCTTGCATGGCTGATGACGGCCACAGTGCGTCACGCGATGGCATCAGAGTGCCAGAAGACCGCAAGCGGGACATCTGGGACATCCTCGCCTGGCAGCAGCAGCAGCTGGAGGAAGTAGTCCAGCGCGTCGATGATGCGGTGCGGCTGCGGGAGATCCTGTCCGCCGCCGGGAGTTCCAGTCCCGGGTTCCCGGCCATGCCGCCGCGGCGGCGGAAACGGGACCGGCATGGGATGCGGGTGATCCCCGGCGGCCTCGCCGCCCTGATCGTGGCGCCCCTGGGGTGGCTGCTGCGCCCCGCCGCCCGCCGCACCGCCGCCGCCGCGCTGGCCGTCGCCGTCGGCGGCGCGACGGTGGCCGGCCCGGAGCTAATCCCCGGCCCCCCGGCCGCGCACGCGGCGGTCGCCGACCACGACGGGCACCGGCACGCCGAACCGCGGCGGCACCGGGAGGAGCTGGCCGGGCTGCCGCCGCTGACCGGGCGGCGCCGGTGGCAGTGGGCGCGGCACCGCTCAGCGGCCGGTGACCCGGACGTCTTCGGTGCGAAAACCCGGGCCCCGTTTCGACGCGGGCAGCACCACCACCGTGAACAACGCGGCCACCAGCGCCCGCCGCGTCCCCAGCGGCAGGGCATCCCACTGCGGCCGGGTGATCCCCGCGTGCGCGCCGAGCAGCCGCGCGCTGGCGTTCCCCGCTGCCAGCTCCCGCAGCTGCGCGATCCGCTTGTCGATCGCGTCGAGGCGGTCCAGCAGCGCATCCACGTGGCCGCCGCGCGACGGGTCGCGCACCCGTTCCTCCGTCGCCGCGCGCTCGATAGTGAGCATGCGCAGCTCGGCCGCCAGTCCTTTGTTTTCCAGTACCCGACCCGGCGGGTTCGCCGGGTCGCCCAGCTTCTTCAGGACCCGAGTGATCACGTACTCATCAAGCAGTTCCATCGACCGCTGCACCTTGCGGCAGCCATGTTTGACGCACCCGTACCCGGTGAGGTGCGTGCGCCGCGACTCCACCCGGACCTGAAGCCCCGACCCGCATTCGGAACACTTGGCGATGCCGGATAGCAGATACCGCCGTGCGTTGGTGGTGTAGCTGAACCCGGCCGCTTTCGCCGCGAGCACCGCGCCGACCGCTTCCCAGGTTTCCTGGTCGAGGACCGGCGGCCACGCAGCGGGGTGGACGCCGTCGGGCATCAGCCCCGCATACCGGGGCCGGGCAAGCATCTTCCGCAGGGTGCCATGAGTGAACGGATTGCCTGCCGGGGTGTGATGCCCGCGGGCGGTCAGGTCCCGGGCGATCTGCCCGGCGGACTCCCCGGCCAGGACGCGCCGGGCCGCATCCTGGATAACGGCGACCTCGGCGGCCACCAGGCTGACGCCGTCGGTGGCGAATCCGTAAGCGCGCCCGCCGCGCCCGCCGGGGCGCACGCGGCCCTCCCGCCGCCACCGCTCGTACTGCATCTTGCGGCGGCGGCTCGTCGCCGCTGACTCCTTACGGTAGACGTTGGCCTCGATGCCGAGCGTGAACTGGTCATCGTCGTCGTTCAGGTCGCGGACCCCGGTCCCGGAGGCGAGCTTGATTCCCCGCGTGCGCGACAAGGCAATCAGGATCTCCAGGTCCATCGGCTGCCGGGTCAGGCGGTCGCCGTGGTAGACGACGATGGCGTTGATCTTGCCGGCCTCGATGTCGGCGAGCATCCGGTCCCAGGCTGGCCGCTTGCGGTTGTGCCGCCACGCCGACCGGTTGTTGTCCTGGTAGACCTCCACGACTTCCCAGCCCAGCCGCTCCGCGGTAGCCCGGCACAGGCGCTCCTGGTCGTCAACCTTGGTGGTGTCGTCCATGCTCGCCAGGCTCATGCGGCAGTAGACGGCCGCGCGGATGGTCATGACAGGTTTCCGCAGGTGAGGACGCGGTTTTGGTCGCTCTGCGTAGTCATTTTCCCATTGTAAAACTCATGGGATATGAGAGGTTCCATGTCCTGCGATTAACGGACACTGGTCACAGGCCCGGGAAACGCCCCAAAAGTGCCCTCTGACCTCGCCAGTCACACGAAAACGGTCACGCACCGTGAGAAAACTACGGACGGTGACGAGGGCTCATCTTCGCTCAGTTCCAGCCACCGGTAACCCTCCAGAGCATTTCGGCTGCCTTCAGCCGCCGGTGACAGACCATTCGCAAGGTTCTCCTTGTCTGGTAAATTAAAGCATCATGCGCGAATACACCTGCCAGGGATGAGCAAAATGATCGTATGTGTCTATTGCGGCCGACGCGGAGAACGGGGCTTTGTCGTCTCATCCGGCAACCCCGACCTGCGCTATGGGCAGACCACCTGGTGCTGCCAGAGCGCACGCGCCTGCGAGCGGCGTCAGCGCAAAGCCGAGGAGGTGATGTTCCGTGACAACATGGCCGCCTCCGACGACGAGTCCATACGATCCGAACGTGTTACTGCGCGGAGCCGGGTGACCTTCGACCTGGACTCCGCGCTCTGAGCAGGCAAGCTTCGCCCGTCGCATGCCAAGCGGTACACTTGGGCGGTGCCCCCGGCGGGATTCGAACCCGCAATCCTTGGCAGGACCGGCTCCGCAAGGCCGGCGCGATTCCAATTTCGCTACGGGGGCTGAGGACGAGGCTCCTGCCGGGTTACCCCGCAGGAGCCCGTCTATCTCCCGCCCCGTTCAAGGCGGAACGGTTGAGCCGCCACCATCGCCCACGTTCGGCGTGGTCCAAGTCAACAGGCTCATCCTCGCCGTCACACGAG